AATTGTAGCAGCATCTACCTCATCATCTGCTGTTCGAGGAAACTCATTCAACATCATCTTCCTGGACGAATTTGCGTTTATTCCAAACCACATCGCAGAACAGTTCTTCAGTTCTGTATATCCTACCATTTCTTCTGGTAAATCAACCAAAGTTATTATCATTTCAACCCCCAACGGGATGAATATGTTCTACAAACTCTGGCATGATGCCGAGAGGGGAAGAAACGGATATATACCCCTAGAGGTTCACTGGAGTGCTGTTCCTGGTAGAGATGCTGCTTGGAAAGAAGAGACAATCAGGAACACTTCCGAACGTCAGTTTACCCAAGAGTTTGAGTGCGAATTCCTAGGTTCGGTTGACACTCTAATTGCTCCATCAAAACTTCGTTCAATGGTGTATGAAGACCCACTCACTTCAAACAAAGGTCTTGATGTATATGAACATCCAGAGAAAGACCATACTTATATGATGACAGTTGACGTTGCCAGAGGAACAGGAAAAGATTACTCTGCGTTTATTGTTGTTGATATTACATCGTTCCCGTATAAACTTGTAGCAAAATATAGGGACAATGATATAAAACCAATTCTGTTCCCTTCCATTATTGATAAGGTGGGGAGGGCATATAATTATTCTTATGTTTTAGTTGAAGTAAATGACATAGGTGAACAAGTATCTAATATGCTTCACTTTGATTTAGAATACAGTAATCTTTTGATGTGTGCGATGAGAGGTCGTGCAGGTCAGTTAGTTGGTCAGGGATTTTCTGGAAAGAAATCTCAACTTGGGGTGAAGATGTCTAAGAATGTTAAAAAGGTTGGGTGCTCCAACCTTAAGACCATTGTGGAAGATGATAAGGTTATTATCAAAGACTATGATATTATTAGTGAATTAACAACATTTATTCAACGCAATCAATCATTTGAAGCAGAAGATGGTTGCAATGATGACTTGGCAATGTGCCTTGTTATTTTCTCTTGGTTAATAGTTCAACCTTACTTTAAGGAAATGACCGATAATGATATTCGTAAGAGAATTTATGAGGAGCAGAAAAACCAAATTGAACAGGATATGTCCCCATTTGGTTTTATTTCTGATGGGTTATCTGATATGGAAACAACATTTGTTGATAAAGATGGAGATAGGTGGTACACAGATGAATATGGTGATATGTCATACATGTGGGATTACAGATAATGGACATAGAAGAGCAGTTTGAACGAGAATACTTATTTTTAACTGAAAGAACTTGTAGGGTCTGCAAAGAAACTAAAGACCTTATTGATGGATTTTATTTAACTCGTAAGGGTAGGGGAAGTATTCCATCCGCATATTCATATGAATGCAAAAATTGCACAATAAAAAGAATACAAGAAAGCAGAAAAGTAAAAAATAAAAGAATCCATAATTGGGAATATCCAGATTGGTAATTGTTCACTGGTGGTTTCCCCAAATTAAAGAGTGCAAATTATAAATATTAATAGACAAAATGAGCTTCTTTAAGAGGGGAAACAAATGGCGTTTAATTTAGTATCACCTGGCGTCAAGGTAAGAGAAGTTGATTTAACTATTGGAAGAATTGATCCAGCAAACAATCAAGTTGCTGGTTTTGCTGGTCCTTTCCAAAAAGGTCCAATCAATGAACCAGTTTTAATCAACTCAGAACAAGATTTATTAAGAGTCTTCGGAAAACCACTAGAAGAAGATTCGCAAAATGAATATTGGCACTCTGCGTCATCATACCTTTCATATGGTGGTGTTTTAAGAGTAGTTAGAGTTGATGACGCTGACCTTCTTTGTGCAAATGTTGGAGTTGCAACAACTTCAGTAGAATTAAAAATAAATTCATTAGATGATTTTAATAATAATCATATAAATGATTCAAGTTGGTTATTTTCGGCAAAAACACCAGGAACTTGGGCAAACAATTTAAAAGTCTGCACTATTGATAATGCAGCAGATCAAAGAATTACAGGACTCGGAACAACTGGAGTAAGTAATACAATAGTAACTCCGATTGTAACAAAAACAGGAAATTTAGCCGCAGGTTCTGTAGTAGGAGTATCTACAAATGTTATCACTGGAATAACCACTTCATTATTGCAAGTAGGTTATTATATAACTGGAACTTTAATTCCTAGTGATAATGCATCTATTGTCTCCATCGGAAGTAGTCAAATAACAGTAAACTCATCAATCACAACACAGCAAGCAGAGACAATAGGTGCAACATTTAATATTGAGGAAAGGGTGACTACCTTCACACCAAGAGATATTCAAGTTGGATATGCAGTAACTCAACAACTTACTGCACAAATTCCAAATTCCAATGGAACTGTCACTACTTTCAATGGATATGTTAGAGGTCTAATTACAAATATTGGTCAAAATTATATTGATGTAAAAATTACTGATAGGGTAAATACAGATACCGATACCATAGAAGCAGTACAGTATAAAACCCCAGGAAGTGTACCAAATCCAAATTCACTATTTTCTGGTAATTCCTTCATATATTGTTAACAGCAATGGTGTTGAAAAAGTATCATTACCTGCATATACAAGTATTGTAGATTGGTATAATCAACAAACATTAGGTCTAGATAATACTACAATTTATTGGGCAACAATTGCACAAAAACCAGGAACATCTGAGTTTGCTTCAGAAAGAAACTCAGAGAATGATGAGATACATGTAGTAGTAGTTGATGATTCTGGGGACATTACTGGAACTGCTGGGCAAATTCTAGAAAAATTTACTTTCCTATCAAAAGGGTCAGATTCAAGAACTACTCCATCAGAAGCATCATATTATAAAACATACTTAGCAAACAAATCTGAATACATTTATGCTGGAGTTCAACCAGCAAATTTGGTTGAAGCTAAGTTGCAAGGAGCATTAACTACATATGCATTATCTGGAAGTTCCTGGGGAGTTCCAGTACAATCCAATTCATTCAAAGTTTCTGGAGCAAAGACATATAAGTTGACAGGTGGATATAATTATGTTAATGGTGGAATGGCTCCATTTTTATCCGATATCATTTCTTCATATGAAACATTCAGAAATCCAGCAGAATATGCATTAGATTTCTTGCTTTGTGGTCCATCTGGAGGAACATCAATATTTGAATCGCAGGCAAAGGCTGCAGCATTAATATCATTGGCAGAATCAAGAAGAGATTGTATTGCTGTTATTTCTCCACACAAAGAATCAGTTATCAACATAGTCAGTTCTGATACTCAAACTGAAAATATTGTAGAATTTTTTGACGGACTTTCATCATCTTCTTATGCAGTATTTGATAGTGGATATAAGTATACTTACGATAGATTTAATAGCAAGTTTATCTATCTTCCATGCAATCCCGATGTTGCTGGTTTGATGGCAAGAACTAGTACAAATAACTATGCTTGGTTCTCACCAGCAGGATCTGCAAGGGGAGCACTAAATAATGCAATTAAACTGGCATACAATCCCTCACAATCACAACGTGATTCTTTATATACAAAGAGAGTTAATCCAATTATTGCATTACCTGGTTCTGGAATTATTCTTTTTGGTGATAAAACTGCTTTAGGATACTCATCTGCATTTGATAGAATCAATGTAAGAAGACTTTTCTTAACCATAGAAAAAGCAATTGAAAAAGCATCAAGAACTCAATTATTTGAGTTTAATGATGAAATTACAAGAAATAACTTTTTAAACATAGTTGAACCATACTTGAGAGATATTAAAGGAAAGAGGGGAATTACTGATTTTATTGTTGTTTGTGATGAAACAAATAACACCCCAGATGTTATTGATTCAAATTACTTTGTTGCTGATATTTTCATAAAACCAGCAAGATCTATAAACTTTATCAATCTAACCTTTGTTGCTACTAGAACAGGGGTAAGTTTCTCTGAAGTTATTGGTACTGTTTAATTTTTTAAATAGAGGAAAAGACTCATGGCAAACGCAAATTCCAACACACCAACGTACACAACAAGAACAATTAGTGATTTTAAAGCAAGATTAGTTGGAGGTGGAGCAAGACCAAATCTATTCGAATGTGTTATTAATTTCCCCGATTTCATTGAATCCGATAGCAGTAGAGATACTGATATGAGGTTTATGATTAAGGCTGCAAACCTCCCAGCTTCAAATATTAATGTAATTGATATTCCATTTAGAGGAAGAAACCTAAAGATTGCTGGTGATAGAACCTTTGATCCTTGGACAATCACAATTATTAATGATACAAACTTTAGAATTAGAAATGCATTTGAAAAATGGATGAACTATATGAATCGTCATGATGATAATGCTGGTGTTATTACTCCAGCATCTTATCAAAGAGAAATGGAAGTGTATCAACTCGGAAGAGGTGTGGTTAATGAAGGTGGTGCAACTGGGGGATCTCTTCCATCATCATCTGAAACTATGCCCGTTTTAAAGAAATATAAGTTTTATGGATGTTTCCCAACTTCTGTAAGTGCTATTGATTTATCATATGATTCTGCAGATTCTATTGAAGAATTTACAGTGGACCTTCAAGTTCAGTGGTGGGATGCATATGCTTCAGGTGAAGCAAACAGTCTATTCAACACCTCTGAAACAGTCTAAATAATAAAACAGACTTAAAATTGAAAGATGCCAAGATTATTTGGATTTAAAATAGAGGAACCGGAAGATAAATCTTCAAAGATTATCTCTCCGGTTCCTCCTAATGAGGAGGATAAATCAGATTTTTATCTTTCTAGTGGTTTTTATGGTCAATATGTAGATATTGAGGGAGTATATAAATCTGAAGGAGATTTAGTAAGAAGATATAGAGAAATGGCACTTCATCCAGAAGTTGATAGTGCTATTGAAGATGTTGTAAATGAAGCAATTGTTTCTGATTCCGACGATTCTCCTTTACAAATAGATTTGTCAAATTTACCAGCAAGTGATAAATTAAAAGAAAAAATTAGAGAAGAATTT